GCATAAAATGGACCTAAAATTTCACCAAAATTTTTAACAATGTCAGAATTTTCTATTTTGTTATATGTGTATAAAGATTTTAATTTTTTCTCATCAATATCATCATTCATGAAATCAACGAGACCCATCAAATAATCTTTAGTCCCCTTATCAATATCAAGTTTTTTAATTTTTGATTTTATCAAATCCGCATATTTTTTGATTTCTATAACCCAAAATTTATCATTGTCTTTCCTGACTAATTGAGGAATGACTTCGGATTTTTCTTTTTCTAAAATGCTACTTGGCTGAAGGGATTCTGGTTTTATCATAAATATTCCGTTTTATTGGCTATTTATACTTTCAGATTACTAAAGTCCCTTCTAAACTTGCTTTCTCTGTCTCCAAAACTATTCAATGGCTTGTCTGGAATGTCTTGTCCAGAGTCTGAAATGTCAGTTTGAGCAGACTGTTCGGTATCATATAACTTCATCTTGGATCGATCAACACCCACGACAAATCGCTTATAGAAACTGGGATCATTATATCGATTCTTTAACTGCTTGACCATGATCTGATTCAATTGCTGAAGTTCTTCTGTAGAGATTAGAGCAAACATGAAGTCAGCAGTTGCAGGCAGACCAAACGACTCTGAAGTATCTTCAAGTCCAGGATCGGTATTCGTAAAGCCGCTTCGTGTAGTCTGTGTAGCACTAAAGATGGGCAGATTAAACTCTACTGCCAAGCCACGAAGTTCTTCTGCAATCGCCTTAATATATGAATAAGAGTTTACATTTGCACCTGGTTTGATTCGCGAGGAACAGCAAATATTTAGATAGTCAATAAAGATAATCTGTGGCTGAAAGTTCTTCTTCAGATGCAATTCATTCAACAAAGCACGAAAATGAAGGGATGAAGCAGATGCCGTAGGATACTCTTTGATAATTAACTTGCCATGAGTCTTGACGCGAAGTGCTTCAAACTTGCGATCATACTCAGTCTTTGTCATGCTATGAAGATCATGCATCGTGACATTCAATAAATTCGCATCAATGCGTTCAGCAATTCGCTCTTCAGCCATCTCAAGTGTGATATACAATACATTCAAACCTTGAGACAAACAAGATGCTGCCATATGACACATGAACATAGACTTACCAACACCTGTACCCGCAAGACAGATATTCAAAGTCTTGTTTGGAATACCACCTTTTGTGATCTTATTGAATAGATCAAGATCAAATGCTATTCGACTTTCTTGACGATGATAAAAGTCATAACGAGAATCCCAATCGTTGATATAATCGTGACCAACATGCGAATCAAAAGAAACACCAAGAGCATTGCTCAACAACTTAGGAATCTCACCCTTGCTTTTCTTACCATCGCGATCATCAAGAATCGATACAGATTCCATGATTGCATTATAGATGGCTTTATCTTGACAAAACTTCTCTGTCTGCTCTAGAAGCCATTGCTGTTCGCTAGGATCGTCTTTGTCTTTCTCAATGTGATTTACGAGTTCAATAACACCACCAACTTGCTGCTCTGTGAGTGTTTTAGATTCCGTAAAATTGATTATGAGTGCTTCTTTTGTGGGTAGTGTTTTATATTTGTTTATGAAATCTTTAACTTCATTGAAAAGTGTTTTTTCGGTTTGATCACCAAAATATTCTGCCTGTATGAAGGGCATTACTTTGCGGGTATAATCCTCATTGTAAATCAGATTCTTCAGTATCGTTTTCTCTAGTCTCAATTTTGTCCCTATCAAATGTCGTTGTTATTTCAACAAGAATGTCACCAAGAAGTGTTTTAAATTCATGATCTGCTTTCAATTCAACTTGATCATGCCCACCATCATCAAGAATCGAATAATCAAATGTGAGCATTCCCTGTTCATTAACTACTTCAAACTTTGCATTCTCATAATAATACAGTATATCTTTATACTTGTCAACTAAAAGTTGAACTGCCAGAGTGGTTGGAAATGTAGAATCATTCTCACTATTTACTGTAACTAGAACGAAATCATCATCTAACTTAGGCATCTTCCTCTTCCAAAACTGAATTTTCTGCCATAATGTTTCCATATGCTATTCCATACTTTTGTTTAACGAATTCTTTAAATTCTTCATCTGCAAGTAATGGCTCCATGAAGTTGGATGTCTGTGTTGCATCATGACGAACTTTATCACCAATCTCTCCAGTTTTCTTGTCAACTTTTGCATACCAACCATTAGATGGTTTGGCAACGAAACCGCCTTCAAGTGCGACATCTAGTAGACCAGAGTATTTCTGAATACCGCCTTCGAAAGATACTGTGACGGGAATTTTGGACTTTTCTCTGACATAGCGCGACTTCTCGACATTGATGATGAAGTTATAACCAGTAATTTCTGTACCATCTTTTTCTTGCTGACGACCAATGATGTAGATGTTGTCTGCTGAATAATAAGAGCCTGTGCCGCCACCAACGATATCTTTTGGGAACATACCGATTTCTTTGTATGTGTGATTGACAACAACCATTGGAATATCTTTGAGATTCAAATGCGGTGTTACCATACGAAATAGACTCTTGACTTGCTTTGCGCGAGACATATCGGCAACAGACTTCTGTTCAAGAGCATCTTCAACTTCTTTCTTTGAAGCAAGATTGCCGATAGAATCAAGAACAATGATCAATTTATCGCCACGCTGAACTTCTTGAAGTTGTTGCATGATATCAAACTTCAATTGTTCAATGTCTGTGATTGGTGTGTGCAAAACTCGATTCATATCAATACTAAATGTTTCGAAATACTTAACTGGTGTTCCAAACTCAGAATCATAGAAAAGAAGAATGGCTTCTGGATACTTGTCCATATAGGACTTTGCCATCAATAAACTGAATGCGGTCTTGAAATGTTTTGAAGGTCCTGCCCACATTGTAAGTCCTGGCGTTAGACCGCCATCAAGATGACCAGACAAAGCAACATTAACCATTGGTACACTTGTTGATACCATGTCTTTTTCAGTAAAAAACTTTGACTTAGATAAAATTTCGCTATCTTTAATTGTGGTGTTTTTCTTCAATTTTTCAAGTAATGACATAACTATTCTCCAATTTTAATTTCAACAATTTGCGATTTTGGTATGACAATATTTTTACCATTTTTCATGAATCTTGTTAATTTTACATCATTTTCATTTATATTGTCAACTGGTTCTGTGGGCTGAATAGGTTCACTTTTTTGAGTTATTTCTATCACAGGCTCTTTTTTACTCTTTAGATTTTTATATGATTGGTTTGCGGCAATTAACAATAGGACTGCCAGAGGATCAAATACAATAATAATGATAAAAATAACAACCCTAACTGCTTTATCTATGAAAGATGGATCACTTTTGTCATATATTAACTCGGCAATATATTTGATTGGACCAACCTCTGCCAGAAGTTTGTTTTCTTCTTTCATCAAAGGCAATTTGTCAAGTGCAATTTGCTTCAGTTCTGCCTGTGTATCTTGAATTGCCTTGTCTGTTGCCCTTGATATCTTCTCAGGATCTTCACCTGCTTTTTTAAGCAGATACTGTAATCGCTGTTTAGCAATTTGTTCTTTCTGCTCAAGAATCTTCATCTGAACGCTATTGTCACCAACAACAATATTTGATTCAATATGAGCGCGAGAAAGAAAACCAAAAATACCCATTGAAGTAATTATCATGAGTAGAATAATTGCAATCAACATATAATAACGCATCAATCTTATTGTCTCTTTCCAATTATTATAGAGCCAAGAGATTGTGATGAGTTTAGACAACTCTAACACACCACCCATAATAATAATTGGCCAATAAGAACCTGGAAATATTTGTGCTAATCCAATGACAGAATAATAAGCAGCAATACCAGACAATGCTATCGCTGTAATAAAAGGTAATATTGCTTGTAGCATTAGAAAAAACTTTCTATTGAGTTTGATTTAACTACTTGCCAACCAATACAGTCTAGAATAATCTTGACAGGCTCAACAAATGCTTTTTCAAATTGTGTCTCATAATCAACATATCCATGTAGATCAAATTCTTTGGGCAAACGAATAGGATATGAAATTACAGATTCTCTGATTGGATTTGGTGTCTTGAGATAAGTAAACTTCAACTTATCACCATTTCGCAGCAGAGGATACTTTTTAGTTAGTTCTTTCTCATCGAGAAGATTGTTATAAAGTATCGCACCCTTTACATGAATGGGTGTACCTTTCTTATATATCGTCGCAGAGTCTTGATATTCAGTAATACCATTGACGCCACGAGGAAAAGAAATATCTTCTGGTGGCAATGCTCTGAATTGTTCACGGAAGTCTTTAATAAACTCCTGAACGGTTGATTCATCAGTTGTCAGAATAAGTTTGATTAAATCAGACATCTTCTCTCGAATAGGTTGTGGAGTTGATGACTTAACCATCTCAAGACCCATAACCTTGATATATGGTTCTTTGTATGCAACACCTTCATTATTATAGACGTTTAGAACATATCGTTTCTTCGCAGTCCAGATACCCTTGTTAGCAAGACCTTCGCGCTTCATCTGCATCTTTTGTGCATATGCATTCACATACTCTGCCAGTTCTTGATATGACTTGTCGATGAATGGCTGAATTTTTTCTTCACATACTTTGTCCATGAAGTTTATAGTCTTTTCAACTGGTGCATCTTTTGGCATGACTTTTTCGACTAGTTCACCAAGTCGAAGATAGATTGAGTCTGTATCACTTGCAATCACATAATCAACGCCATCAGACTTGAGAATCTGATTCATGTATTTGTTGATATGCTTTTCAATCCAACGAATTGAAAGTTGACCTGCAGTTGTAACTGCAAGAGCAAGACGCAGATCATAGAATCGAAAATACTGTGAACCCATCGCGCCATAAGCAGAGTTGAGAGACACTTTCTTCGCCAACTGAAGATTATCATAACGTGCAATCTGATTTGCAATCTCTTGTTTTTTCTTTGAATCAGTTTCGGTCTGATAATCTTTCTTCGCAGACAACATCAACTTTTTAAACTTCTTACGATCTTCATACATTTCTTCCATCATCTTGGGAAGAAAGCCTTGAATATCAGTTCTGAAGCATTGACCATTTGGTGTAATAGTCATCTGAAGATTTTTTAGAATTTTCGTATCAACTCGTTTATTCAGCAGATTTTCTACGTTTGTGTCGCTGGACAATGAACGCATCTCTGATGTATAATTATCTTGCTCAATAAGAGTTTCTGGCGAGATGTTATACTGCATAATCAAGTGTGGATACAGAGAATTCAAGTCAAAACTTGCAACATAGTTATGAAGTCCAACCTGTGGATCTTTTACAAACGCACCTTCAAATGCTGCATTCTTGCTCTTCACACTCTTTGGTGGAACAATAATCTTTTTATCAAGAAGATAAGAATAGATGATTGAATCCCACATGCGAGTCTGTGCAAATACATCTTCATAATTGCACTTGGTATCGTATGCAAGAGTCAAAGCAAGTTCAATCAACTTCAACTTATTTTCAAGTTTAATAATGAGTTCTACGTCCTTGATGTTATAGTCAATAAACTTTTGATAGTTTTGCTTATACAAATCATGAAGGCTGTCATACTCATCATAAGACAGTTTGTTCTCACCCAACTCGACATTTGCAATTGAATCAAGTTTGTATGATTCTTGTGACTTGCCACCTGGGGCGTACCACTTATACAATTCAATGTAGTCGAGAGCAGCAACACCGACAATCGAGTATGATGTTTTCATCTGACCTTTAAACATATACTCTCGGACACGAACGTTCTTCCATGGTGAAAGTGTTCTGGTGACTTCTTCACCAAGAATACGATTGAATCGATTTACAAGATATGGTATATCAAAGCCATCGATATTCCAACCAGATAGAACATCTGGACAGCGATCTTGCCATAGATCAAGAAATGTGCGACAGAGCATATACTCATCGCGACATTTAATATACTTGACATTTTCATTTGTATTCTCATAATCACCGCAACCAAATACTAGAGTATCTCCATTCAAATACTTCAGCGAGATTGCAGTAATGGGTTCGGTTGCTTTCATTGGATCAGGAAAGCCATTCTCAGAACCAACCTCAAGGTCGATGATTGCAATCAGAATATTATTAATATCCCAATCGATCAAACCTTTATGTTGGTCTGCAATGAAAGCATACTCATAGCGATCATTACCATAAATCTTAAAGTTTTCCACCTCTTCATAGCGGGCGGTGAAGTCTCTTGCTTCGCGAATTGTTTCAAACCTTTTCGCTTCAAGGTGTTCACCAAACAGAGTTTTCCATTCTGTTTGTCTGTTGGATGGTAAAAACAAAGTCGGAGAGTATTCAACCTTCTGCTTTACTCTCCGACCATTGTTTACACCACGATACAGAATTTGATTACCTTGTATCGCTATGTTGGTGTAATATTTCATTTAAGTCCTGAGACGGCACTCGCAATCTGAATTCCCGAACCAAAAATTTGATTATACTGATTTTCCAGTTCAACGATAGGTGTATTTACAACAAGAACTTCTGACTTGGGAATTTGAATTCCTGTTTTGAATTCTTGAGCAAACTCCAAAAATGGAAGAAAAGCAATTGCAGGACCTTCTTTGGTGGGTTGCATAACAACTTGAACAGGTTGCTTGATACTATAAACACCATCAAGAACTTCTTCAAGATCACCCATGATTGTTTGATTTGTTTTAAATGTGACAAGTTTAATCATATTAGACTCCTGCGGCCACGACTTCAGGATAAACTTCTTCTGGAGTCAGAACGCCAATAGTTAACCAACGTTTGGGGAACAACATCTCACGTCCTTCAAATTCTTTCTGCTCATAATTAGGATCAGAAACAAGTCCGAGAATCTCGACCATATCGTCATACTCACGATAATACATATCATACTTTTGAGCAACAGGCATCTTATTCTGTTCAGCCAACTTCTTTGCGACATCTTGAATAGTCATTTCAATTTCCTTTAAACAAATTTTTCAAAATTAGGAGGTTGCCAATCGGTCGGTTTCATAACTTTACCATCTTCACGTTTCAAAACAAGACCAGTAAGAGGATCAATCTTTGCGAGATTGCTCTTCGCTCCCTCCTCCCATGCAGCACTACAATTCCAACCACGAGACTTCATATAACCAATAATAACCCACATCATATCAAAACACGCATCTAACTTTTCAGCATCATTAGGTGCTTTCAAAAACTCTTCATATTCTTCTTTGATGAGTTTTTCATACAACTCTATCCACTTTTCTTTGTTACTGTCAAAGTGGCCAGCAGCAACCATAAATGTTTCTACATCATTAAAAATATTATTCATATTAAGATCCACTTGGTCCATTAGCACCAATAGCGACTGAAGAAAAATTAGATCCTACAGCACCAACTGCTCCATGGTGTGGACTTCTATACTTGTGTGCTTCACTCTCATATGTGCGCTTACGCAACTCGGATGAACTGAAACGATGCTTACGAGAGTTGTAAAAAAATTTGATACCACGCTCTTCACAAACCTGACGACCCGTGAATTCTTTACCCTCATATTCTTCACCGATAATACGAACAGTAATTGGCAGAAACATTAGCATATCTTCCAAATCTTTCTCGGTGTTATACACAATAATTTCATCAACAAACTTAACGGCGGAGAGTTGAACATATCTTTCAACAATTGATTGCACAGGTTTATTTTTCACACCAGGACGATCAATTGTAGGATCACTTTGTAAACCAACAATTAAAAAATCACAAACACTCTTTGCTTCTGCAAGCATCAATATATGACCTGCATGAAGAAGATCAAATGTTGAACATGTAAAACCCACTGGTCTTCCAATTTTATCATCGGGTAAGAGTAACATAATTATTCCTTATATTTGTTCAATTTCAACGCCACATTTATCTAAAAACACCAAACCATCTTCATTACGATACTCTTCAGTAAAAAAGATAGATTTGATTCCTGCTTGATGTATAAGTCTAGCACACTTTATACATGGTGCGTGGGTAATATACATCGATGCATCTTGACTTGAGTTTGTTGATCGGCAAAGTTTCATCAATGCATTTTCTTCTGCATGTAAAACTTCAGGACGGGTAACTGTTTGTGACGGTGTGATTATCCTACTGTCAATGTCAACAATCTCGGAAGTTTCGACTTCGCAATTGTTATCCCATCCAGCAGGCATTCCATTCCAACCAAAAGAAATAATGTTGTTGTCTTTTACAATAACACAACCAACATTTAATCTTTTGGCATAGGACATTTCTGCAATACGAAATGCCAAATCCATGTATAGATCATTATACTTCTGTCGTTTCAATTCATTCATAATTTAGAAGAGGGGACCGAAGTCCCCTCTGAGTGTTACTCAGTTAATAAAGTGGGTGTGTAGCCCTTCAATTCAGTACCGATTTCAACCTTGCGAGGTTTCTTGTGATCGGGAATGACATTCTCCAATGCGATACGCAGAACACCATCTTCGTAAGATGCGCCACGAACTTCTACGGTATCAGCGATTGTTAATGTCTTGGTGAAAGAGCGTGTACCAATTCCGCGATGGAGATAAGTAACACCCTCTGTTTTATCCTTCTTCTCACCCTTAACTGTCAGAATGCCATCTTCAACTGTTACATCGATGTCATTCTTACCAAAACCCGCAACGGCAATCTCTACAACATATCGATTGTCATCCAGTTTCAGAATGTTGTGTGGTGGAAAGGAAGTTGTTTTTTGAACTGACTTTGAATATTCATGATCAAGAAACTTCTCAACCTCATCAAAAATACGATCAAAGCCAAGTGTTGAATGATAAAGTGGAAATAAAAGATTTGAACCCATGTTTAAGTCTCCTTTTAAGCGAGTTAGTAAAAGCGTGACCCCGAAGGCATCACGCTTTTATTTAGTCAATTTTTGAAAAGATTCTCTATTTGCCAAAAATTTTCTGTTTGGATTTGTCTCTTCGTAAACGCGAATGAATATCGTTTCGTTTATCTCCTGCGTGTCGTTATAATCATCCGTAATAACTACGGATCCATTGTAAAGATTCTTCAATTTGATTCGTTGCTTTTTCATGATTTAAACTCATCTCTTTTTGTTTCCGATTGTATACTTACTCTTCAGTTCCCATTCATCTTTCTCTTTATATGAAAGAATCTTGATTTGATGAAGAGGTGCAAAATTACCTTCGATTCTACTTCTTTCAGATGATACTACTTTTAATAACCCCCACTCTTCCAATAGTTTAACAATCGCATTGCGTCTTTGCAAGTCATTGTCGGTAATTGTTGACTCTTTACCATCAAGTGAAAACAGTTCTTTAAAATGAAGTATAACATAACGACCCTGCTTGTGCAAGATATGGCATGACTGATATAGCACTTTTTCCTTACGAGATGAAACACCAATACGGGTAAGTGTTTCGCGAACCTTTAAAAAGGCATCTCTGTCCTCAAGCGTAATCTCTACGCCCACACCTTTAAAAATGTCTTCCATGTCATTTCCTTATTCCACCGATATCGATCAGTTGTTTTAGTTGTTTTATCTGCTCGTTGGTCAGGAGGCGCAAGGCTTCAGCAGCCTTGGAATCGGAGAACCCGAAGATGGTTTTTAGACATTGAATATCTTCATTTTTCTCAGATTTTGCCCACTTCACAAACGGACGTTTTTTAGCCCGTATCGTATTTATCAAAAATGAATTTTGCATCTTTTTATCGAGAAAATGACGGCGATTCATCTCATTTGCATACAAAACACAGTCATAATGATATGACAATGCGCGATTCACCAAGAAAGAATTATACTCTTTTTCCGTAATTTCATCTGTTATGAGATTCTTCTTTCCATATAGAATCTCGTTGGCGTAGTCAAATGGGCTCATGATAAGAAAAGTCTAATTAGTCCGTAAGTATCTATCGCTACAAGTAGTAAGTAGTTTGCAAGCATCCCGAAAGAGCGCCTGGTAAAAGCAGCCCAAGCGTACATAGCACAACCAGCAATCCAAAGAGGATAAACAATCCGAAACGGCGGATCGGGGACTGTGATTGCCATGGTGATTGAACACCCAATACTAATAGCCCAAGCAAGAAACTCGACAACAAAGCGAAAACGATAAGACTTATAATCATTTTTTATCCAGTCAAATATATTGAAAAATAAATCATTCACGATTAGACGCGACCTTCCTCATACAGTTTTTTATATACATCAACATTCAATGAACCCATTTCTTTGTTATATTTCTTTCTAACCATTACCATATTATCAGTAGTTGTTGGACCAGACTTTGAATGCGCTATTTTATGTGCTGCTTCTGCATCTTGTAAGACTAAGGGTTTTCCATCAATATAGCATTTACCATCTTGACGATGAAGAATTGACTCTCGCTCTTCAGCAGTTGCGGACCTCTTTTCATCTTTAACGACGATGATTCCTTCTTCAATCAATTCATCGAGAGTCAAATTTTTATTTTCCATCCACTGAACAGTATGATTCCAGCGTTCCATACTTTCACGCTTATTCAGATTTTCCCAAAATAAGACAAATCGTTGCTTTTTTTCTTTGCTTTTTTTGTCATAAGATTTAACGTATTTTAATGCATAAGCATCTGGTTCTTTTTTATTGAATCGCCTGAAAGAAGCATTGAATCTTTTGTAATATTCATCAAAATCACTAATAGAAAAATCACCCAATCGTTCTTTACAAGAATAATAGAGTCTATACAAAATTTCACATTCTTCCTGCGTCAATTTTGAATTCATTACACTATATCGTTTAGCAACAGAAACTTTCTGTGCAAAATCCAAAAATTCTTTGATTTTTTTACCTATACTTTTAGCACGATTCTTATCAAAAGTTTCATCATTATACAACTCTTCAATTTGTGCGTCATCACACGGAACTGGCTTTTCTCCCTTGTGACAAATAACAGCGATTCTCGCCACTAGACGATCATATGTCAATCGAGTTGGATCGAAAGTCAAATAGATTGGAACGATTTTATTCGTTCGCGAATTATATGTGAAATCAAAAAAATCGTGACTAAGATTATTCAGACCTGAAATATGTCGAGCAGTTTCACGAATAAGATTTGCGACAGGTATATCACCCATACCGTTCAACATCTCTTGATGATTGACCGGTGTAGAATTGTTTGTTGATTGCCAAATATAACTTTTTTGAGATGGCGTCAAATATTCATAAATGACCAAACGAATTTTGAAATTATAAAAAATTTCTCGTTCTTCATCTGTTAAATCTTTAAAATACTTGTAGCCAAATGGCGAATCTTTATTGAGAGGAAATTTGTTATTGTAGAAATCTTTAATTGAACGCTTACGATTTCCACCATCAATAGACTCATATTCTTGAGGAAATTTTTCCTTCTCCTCAGCAGTTCTCCTATTAATTTTTATTTCGCTGATATCAGCACCCATGACAATTGTGCTGATAATACCTTGTCGCTTTGAAGGTGTTTTTTTATTTTCGGGTTCTTTAATATAACTAATCACATCAATTCGTTGATGGATTGGAAGACAATCGATTTTTGGAAGCCAATTCTGAATAAAATCGCGAATTGTCACTTCCGTAACAGACCACTTAACAGGATCACAACGAAACTTCTTAGGATTTTTCAAAAGACTCATGATTAATCTCCTTAAAAAGGCATTGGCGATATACGCTCTAGCCTATAGCATGGCACTCAACATAATGTCCTGGCCACAAATTAAAACTACATAAATTCGCAATTTACCATTAATTCAGTTAAACATGCAACAATATTGATCTCACTATCGGCAACAAATGCTTGCTTATACTGATAGTCGGCAAGAATCAGTACCGCTTGAGGTATTGAAGCAGGCTTCATTATATCATAAAGCGCATCATATAACTGGCGAAAAACTATATTGGCATCATAATCACCCGATGCAACCCACTTGCGAAGTGCCGCAAAGTCTTTTTCTTTTAGGTATTTTACGACTTGATCGATCTGAACATTACCAATCTGTGAGAGAATACCAACATCGATCTTTCCAAATTGCGAATATCGTTGCAGTTCATTGAGAACGCGACGAAAATCTGGAAAATGCTTCTTTAGAAGTTCTGCAACAACCTTTTCATCATATTCAATCTTTTCTACTTTGAGGATTGACTGAATACGCTTAAAGAATGCCGCAGCCATCTTGGCTTTCTCACCATTCTTGAGTGTGAAATCAACAACTGCACACCTAGAATGCAGAGGTTCGATGATGCGTGATTTATAGTTACAAGTAAAGATGAATGAACAGTTAGTTGCAAACTCTTCAATTGCATTACGCAAAGCAGGCTGAGTTGAATTGGGATTCAAATAGTCTGCTTCATCAATGATGATAACTTTTCGTCCGCCAGATAAAGACATAGATGATGCATAGTTCTTTATCTTGACACGAAAAGTATCAATACCTGATTCGTCAGAACCATTGATGACCATGAAGTCACAACCAATCTCATGGCACATCGCTTTTGCAACAGTAGTTTTACCTACACCTGCACCACCACTCAGCAGAAGATTGGGTATCTGTTTCTGATTTACATATTCTTGAAACGGTTTCTTCAGCCTCTCTGGTAGAATGCAATCATCAATGGTTTTTGGACGGTATTTCTCCGTCAGAAGCAAATGATCCATAATATAAAATACTCACGTTATTACTTCGCTTTAGTAAAAGTAGAACCCGATTCCGTAGTAACCCAGTAACGAAGTTTTACACTCTTGTTTTCGAAAAGAGAAATACCCTTTGAAGAAATTGAAACTGTATAAGAACCAGGAAGAAGTTTAGCAAGGTTCTCGGTCTTAAAAACCATGCGATACTTATCGCCATTACCCTTTGCAATCTCAAGAGAGTCTGTGTGTGCAGCATCATTTTGAAGATCAAGACAAACAACGTTTACAGTCTTTCCATCAGAGTCAACTGCAACATGAGGTGAAGAAAGAACACTTGCCGCACGAAGAATCCAATCAAAATCTTCTGATGACAGATCAAAAGAAATCTCTGTATCAGGCATATTAATGGTTTTATCGGGGGGAAGTGTAATCATCGTTGGTTCGCAGAAACGATATTTGATTTTGCTGCGACCCTTGTTACCAACAATAAGGACATGCTTATCATCAAATTCAAAAGAAGGATCATCTTTGTGAAGAGAAACAACAGACAAGAAGTTGTTCAGATCATATACACCGAAATCTGAAGGAACTTCTTCAGCAATTGTCACTTCGGCTAGAATGTTCTTATGAGGAGAAACAGTCTTGAGTGTCTTTCCCTTCTTAAAGAAGATGCCTTGATTGATTACACCAAAATTTTTCAATACTGACAATGTTTCATTTGAGAGTTTCATGATTTAGTACCTTTCGTCATATCGTGATTGTGCAAAGCCATTATAGCATAATGAATTACTTTTAGTAAGTCTTTTCGATTGTAACCATCTTTTTTGCCATAACGTTGTGCATATTTCATAATGTTACCTATGCAGAAGCCTTCGCCATGACCACTATCCATGATGAATTCAGTTGCCTGAAATTTATTCTGTGAATAATGTTCATTGTAAGTTCCGTCTACATATTGCTTGAGTTCTTCAAGCAATCGATCCTCACTATACTTGTATTGAATCTTTTTCACAATTTACCTGTGAAGTTAGCAACGGCAGGCATGTTGCCCGTGAATGCATAAGTTCCAACGTGTTGTGTTTTCATCCATGGACAGAGAAAGACTTTTCCATCAATCTTGCGCCACATCTGACAGAACATATAATCTTCAGAAAGATATCGATCTGATCCACCACCCGTGATGCTATCTTTGCTATCAATGACAGTATCAAAGTATGCATGAATGTAGCGAGTACCATCAAAGTTTGCTTGACCAACGTGGTCAGGTTTGTAGTGAATCATTGGATAAGCATCTTTCATTTTATCGAATACATGACGCTTGATCATCATGTAGCCAGTACCAATCTCCATAACTTCAAGAGGATCTGTTACGGAAAACTGTTTTGTTCCTTTCACTACATTAAATACATATTCACCCACAAGACTTTCAAGTTCCTTTGCTTCCATTGTTGGATGCTTACGGGCTGCTTCAGCGACATTGCCCCAATTGATAGACTTCTTTGGATAAGGCGCACCAATAACATCTTTATCAAGAGCCATCAGAGCAATAACATCTTGTGGATTGAAGTGAATATCAGAATCAAGAAAAAGCATATGAGTAAAACCTGAACGAATAAACTCATCTACCAGATAGTTACGAGCGCGAGTAATCAAAGATTCATTAAACAAAAATGAAAATTTGGCTTCAATACCATATTTAAGCATTGTGGTTTGCAAGTCAAGACACGACTTGATATATAAACCATGTGCCATACCGCCATACATTGGTGTGGCAACAAACAATTTATTTTTGCGGAGTTCTTCTAGTTTGACTTGAATTTCCATGATATACTCACTTTAGAATAAAAAAAGGAAGAGATACAATATATATCTCTTCCCTTGTTGCTTTTGACTACTGATTAGGCAAAAGCACGAACGCCTTGCTTACGAAGAGCGGCGAAACCAGCGGCAACGACTTGACGGCTGGGCTTGCCAAGACGGTAATAGTTGATACGACGACCGTCAGAGAGGGTCTTGCTGTTGGTGTAAATGCAATGACCTTCGTTGCGAAGTTCTTCAACACGAGCCGAAACGTTCTGAATGCCAAAACGCGAACGGGCTTGAGCAACGGTGAGGGTGTTATAAGGACCATCCTTCGAAAGGAAGTTAAGGATCTTTTCTTTAGCAGACGACTTAGACATAACAAATAACTCCTAATAAAAGAATCGCACTTGAATGAATCATTTGAGAGGCGATTCGTTACTCTCAAATTATAGACATTGTATCACAATCAGTTGGTTTGTCAACCAAAAACACGGCAATCTTAAACGATTGCCGCATTCTCACCAAACGGATTCTCGGTATTCGTAGCGGCGAGAATCGTTTCAGCGGTAGCACCAGAGTCCACCTTGGTGTAGAGGTCCACGAAAGAGGCTTTGGTATCAGCATCGAATCGATTCAGACACATACCAATTGCTTTCATCTTATTACGGAACACACCAAAACTCTTGACAATCTGCACAAGGCGGCGGGTAGAAATCACTTCGTCGCAACCGCCAGCATCAAAGGTTTTGCGAATGACATCCGCCCAGGTAACAAGTTTATCCGCGAAGTCATCATCCGCGAGACCAACAGTTTCCAGTTCCTTGCGGAGAATCTTTTTCTCGACGGCAACAGGAGGCCAATCTTGTTCGAATGTATTATAGAACCGCTCAAGGAACGCTTCATTCAGCACATTCGTAAACATATAGCGTCCATCTTCAGAACCTTTACCCTTCGTATTCGCGGTAGCAAACACCGTGAAGCCAGCAGCAGGCACAATCAACTCACCCTTCTTCTTCAGCATGAAGGGCTTACCTTCAAGGACTCGCTGGAGACATGCCAGATTCTGAGCGCCATAATCGATTTCATCGATACACAGGACAGCACCTTGACGAGCCGCGGTAGTCACAGGACCATCGCGCCATTCCATCTGACCGTTGATGAGAACATAGTTACCGAGAAGATCACTTTCGTCGGTCTCTTGCGTCATCGAAACGCATACAAACTTACGTTTCAGTTTCGCGCACACTTGCTCGACGGACATTGTTTTGCCATTGCCAGAGTGTCCAGAGATAAATGCAGGGAAGAAATTACCAGCGGCAACAATTGCGAGAACATCTTCGAAGTTGCCAAACGGAACATAATTCTTATAGACTTTCGGAACCAGATCGATCATTTCAAGATCGGTTGTGACATTCTGAATTCGATCACCAGATTTTTCGACAGGCTTCTGCATCGGAATCACTTGAGCAGTCAAAGCAATCTGAGCATTCGGCACACGGAACAGCCCACGCTTCACTTTGTTGGACGGATCATTCGTAAACCAGGGAGCCGACGAGATACCAACTTTCTCACAGGCTTCTTGGATATCGGATCGAGTCACTTCAGACTTGCCGAGAGAGCCTAGAACTTCGAGGAATTTCTGACGATTCTGCTGACGCTTAGACATTGGATGAGAGTCCTTTTTCATGATATATTGATATTATAGCACACTTTGGGGCATTTGTCAAGCCCCCCGTTTTTCACTCTACCGCCATGTTCTGGATGAACTTCGATACCAGAACACGATTCACTACTTTCTTACGATTCATTTCCATAAAGGCATTCTTCAGTTTGGAAGAAGTCACTTTGCCATCAATCTCAATTTCATCATTGTCAATCGCGAGACTCTTGCCACCGAGAATGAAGTAAAACTGTTTATATCCAGCATTCTTCGAGGAAACAAATTTATTCTTACGCAATTGTGTAGTAAGAACATTCATGTTTTGTTTCTTTTGTTCATGCTCAACATTCGCATTGGCCTCATTGAACGTATCGCCATTCTCATAAACATATTTGTCCGAGAG